TTCAGCAGAATGTAAGCCTTGAGCCTGTAAGAGAAGCCTACCCTGACATCGTAAACGGATGGCGCATGACCTTAAACTTTGAACTTGCACAGACAAGGGATAGATGTTCTGTTCCGAGCAAATAATTGAAATTTATCTATTTAATAAAAAATAATCATGGCAACAGGAATTGATAAAATAAGTGGAAATGGCGGATTTGTTCTGCTAACTGGCACAGGTGTGAACAATGGATATTGGGAATCATTGGTTATCAATGAGGATGCGGTATTTTCTGCACTTGAAATTGGCGGTGTATCTGTATTGAGCAGCAAAGGTTTATCTGCTAAGACAGTAAAGGCAGGCATGTATTTGCCGACTGACCCAACGCAAAAAATTACAAAAGTAACTTTAACTTCTGGTAGCGTAATAGCTTATCTATGATAGGGAAGTTTCCAAAAGTAGGGCCAAGAGTTTATGGTGGTGCGCCTTTAAGTCCATTTGCAGGTGTTTATACTTGGTGGGCAAACATGAACAATGCCACTTTCTCGAATAGTGGTGGGGTTGATTATGTTGATACCATACCATTAACAGGAATATCTGATAGTTTTGTTCAGCCAACTGCTGCTCAAAGACCAAGATATATAGCAAGTGGTTTGAATGGAAATGCTACAATGCAGGCTACAATAAGCAATCAAAAAATATACAAAGCAACTGATGCAAGTGTGTTTAATGGTGGAGGTACTTTTGCATTTGTTCACTATAACACAGGAGGACTAACATATTTCACAGAAGCGACTGCTACGGCAACTTTATATAATTTTCAGTTTTTTGTTGGAAGCGGTTTTATTCAATTTTATACAAGTACTGATGGTGGACAAATTTTAATATCAGCAACTCCAATTTTGAATACATGGTGTGTTCATCATATTACAATAAGTGGAACTACTTTAAAATATTATCAAAATGGGGTTTTAAAATCAACCAAAACCGTTAATCAAAATATGTCTACTGCAAGACCTTTAACTGCTTATAATTACAAATCAATTAATGCAGAGCAAGGCTTTGGACAATTTGGGGATATTGTCGCATTTACTGGAACTGCATTAAATGACACACAGATTGCAAATGATTACACTAATTTTTGGAAAGTTAAATATCCATCGTTGCCATGAAGTATGTAATTTATAACAATATTGAAGATTTCAACACAAAGAATGATGAGATAATAGAATCAGGTATTTGTGGGAATGCCGTAAAGTATGCTGATTTAGATGCTTGTAAACATCCAAAAAAAGATTTATGGGCGATGCCTGTTTTAGATTATGTAACAGATTTCTTTAATGATAATGAATTAATTGAACTAACAAGCGATTGGTTAATTACACTTAAATAATGGCAAAGGGCAGCAATAAACAGAATATAAAGAAATCTTTTGGCAAGCGAAAAGCAGGCATGGCTAAAAAGAAGTTAAACAAACATGAGTGCAAAAAAGAATATAACGGACAAGGCAGGTAATTTAGGGATGCCTATTTCATTTGAGCAATTTTCTAAAGACCCAGTTAAAGGGTTGTTGTTTATTGTTCTTATAGCTATTGGTTATTTATATGTTGATGGTAAAATGAATTATCAAAGTCAGATTGCTAAACATGAACAAAAGATTGAATTACTCGAGAGCAAAGTAGATATACTCACCATTGCATTAAAGCGTTCCGATAGTGCATTGGTATCCGTTACAACCAAGTTGGAAGTTCTAACTCAAATGGGGAAAATCAAATGAAATACATATTAATCAGTATTGTTCTTTTGCTTATAGGTTATGGTGCAACAAAAACAGAAACCAAAGAAGTTGTTGAAGTGGATAGCATACTTATAAAAAGCGAACAGACTTTTGCCAAAGCATCCAATGTTTGTGTTGCAGCAGATGAGAAGCAAAAAAAGGAAATGGTTAAGATACAGGAAAAAGTTTTAACTTTGCAAAACCAGAACAAAGAATTAAAAGAAGTTATTATATCTCAACAAAATGAAATTAAAAGCCTTAGTTCTGTTCCTGTTGATACTGGTGAGCAGTTCAATTTATTCTCAAAGGATAAGAGTAATTAATGGGGATACACTTGTTACGTTCACTCGTAGTCAAGCTAAGGCAATAAATGATACATTCTTTGTTCAGAGGGAAATGATAAAAGAATTAAAGAATAAACCTGCTGACACAATAAGAATAAAAGAAGTGGTAAAACAAGAGCCAACAGTTACAAGAGATGGATGGGTGTTTTTAACCGCACAAATTGTTATATTGATAATTGTAATACTTGTATGAAATTTTTAAAAGATTTATTTGATGACAATAACTCTATCAACGAGAAAGCAGTTGTAGGGTTTATTGCTTTTTTTATGCTTGTAATAGCACTTGGCGTGGATTTATTGACAGGCTACTTTGGTAACCCATTAGTGATAAACGAGTTTATATTTGATGGATTTATGGTTATCATATTGGGCGCATTTGGTATTGCATCTGTAGATAAATGGATGAATAAAAAAGATAAAAACAATGAGTAATTTATCAAAGCATATCACAATGAAAGAGGCTACATATTCAGCAACAGGTGAAGCCAAAGGTATAGACAATAGTCCAACTGATGAGCATTTAGAAAACATGAACTTGTTGGCTGAAAAAGTATTTGAGCCACTTAGAGAATGGTATGGCAAGCCAATAAAGATTAATTCTTTTTATCGCAGCAAAGCATTAAACTTAGCAATTCCAGGAAGTAGTTTGACAAGTCAGCATTCTTATGGGCAGGCTATGGATATTGACACCACTTCTGACAACAAGAAGTTATTTGACTACATAAAAAATAATTTAGATTTTGACCAACTTATTTGGGAATTTGGCAATGAATCAAACCCAGATTGGGTTCACGTTTCGTATAAAAAGACTGGCAATAGAAAACAAATACTTAAAGCCATAAAACAAAATGGAAGCACCAAATACATCGGATTCTGAAGATGAGTTGGAATTTGAGGGTGTGTATAGTGAAAGTGATTCTGAAATAATAGGTGCAGCCTATAACGCATTTGCAATGGTTGATTCCATTGATACTGCTATGATGAGCAAGAAGGAAAGAGATAGGGTCATTGAGATAAGGCGAATGGCCATTGAACTATGCTACAACTCCTTAAAAAATATATATGAAGCCAACGCAACAGAGGAAGATTGAAAAGCCTCACCTAATTGCACTCAAGGAAATGGTGCTAAAATTCCCAAACACTCCTCATTTAACCCTTGCTAAAGCATTTGTTAAAAAGTACCCAAAGTTTTATTTATCAGTTGAGCAGGCAAGAACTCAAATCAGAGTTTTAAAAGGCTCACTTGGCGATAGAAGTAGAGAGTTGCTGCACAAAGACTTTCGGGCAGAACTTGAGAAGCTAAAAAAAGACTTGCCAAAAGGTGAAACCGAAAAGAAAGAGCCATATCATTTGCCAACTGCAAGTAAGAACATTCTAATCATTGGCGATATTCATATCCCATACCACGATGACACCGCATTATTTGCTGCATTGGAATATGGATTGGAAAACGATGTGGACACAATCATAATCAATGGCGATTTAATTGACTTTTCTTTGATTAGCCGACACGAAAAGGACTTAAGGAAGCGAAGTGTTAGTTATGAATTAGATACTGCCAGAACATTTCTAAAAGGATTGAGGGCAATGTTTCCGAATAAGCATATAGTTTACAAGTTGGGAAACCATGACACGAGGTATGAAAAGTGGATTATGCAGAAAGCACCAGAGTTGATGGATATTGAAGGCACTAAGTTAGAAGATTTATTGCAGTTGGTTAGCTTGAATATTCATCTGGTTTACGACAAACAAGTTATTTATGCAGGCAAGCACATGGCTATATTTCACGGACACGAAATCGGGTTGACATCTGGAGGAGTAAACCCAGCAAGGTCAGCAAGATTAAAGCTAAATAAGTCTGCAATCATTAACCACTTTCATCGGGAAACAAAAGACATGGGTAAGAACTTTGGCGAGCAACCATATTCTTGCTATTCGAGTGGATGCCTTTGTGATTTGTTTCCTGCATATATGGGCGCACATAATAACTGGAGTCATGGTTTTATCCATCTGCAAATAGATAAGCAGGGGGATTATAAAGTATTGCAAAAAACAATTATTGAAGGAAAAATATATTAATCATGAAAATAACAATCGAACACTACGATAATAAATACATCTGCGAAACACTTGAAGAAACAGATGCAAACGAGTTACTGGACTTAATGTGTAGGTTTATGGTGGTGATTGGATACCAACCTAAATCAGTTGAGAATGCTATTGTTAATAAATATCATTTGTTGCCTAAAGAAGATTGATTACATTTGTGCAGTAAGTTTCTTTCATATTATCAGTTTTGTGGGGTCGGCAGCAATGTCGGCCTCTTTTTTTGTTTATAACTTTTATTTGTTTATTCAAAAAATAAATAGATATTTGCATTGTTGTTACATAGGACGTAACACATATTCTTTATGCACCTTACCTAAAGGACTTTATATAAAGAGCCTGTCTTCGTCCTATGGAGCAGGCTTCTTTAGTTTATAGAGCCTTTGTTGTATCGGGTTAAACAAATCAAAAATAAACCCAGTGAGGCGGTTTCTTGACATACATAATCGACATACATTTGTAGCGAAGTGCTTACGTTGTAGCCACCATCAATAGTAAGCCCCTGAATGTTCGTTTAGTAAACTACAAATGGTTATAGCTTTGAAAATGCGATGCGACCTGTCCTGTCAATATTCGCAACCTCAAAAGAGGTAGGTAGGCAAAGTGGTTGATAGTACTGAATTTTGATTTAAAAAACTTTTTGTTGTATAAGTCATCATTTTAATACATCTGAATTTCAAATCCATTCAGGTAGGTAAATGGTGGCACTATGCTTTAAACTTTAAAAATATGATAGAAATAAAAGAAACACCAGTCAAGATATATGACATTGAAAGAAAAGAACTAATTGCCACATATCCGAGCCAAAAGAGGGCAGCGGTTGAATTATTTGCAGGAACTAAGGCAGGGTTGTGCAAGATTAGAGATTTAGTTTCTGGCAGAATAAGAAAATCTTATTGTCCAAAACTTGATATATATATTACCGCAAGATATGCTTAAATTTGCACAATGGAATTAAAAGAGTTAACGATTGAGCAGTTGATGGAACTGAAGAAAGACCTTGAATGGCAACTTAAACAAGTACGAAAAGAAATAAGAATAAAAGTATATGGCAAAAAGAATTAAAGACTTTGTAATTATATCCGCAATAGTGTGGGTATTCTTTGTAATTACATCATGCGCTGGGTATCGGGCAAAGATGCAGAAGAAATATTGCAGCGCAGATACAGTTAAAGTAATGGTTCACGATACGATTAGAACCGAAACAGTCAGGACCGATACTATCTTCCACGAATCTGTTGACTCTATAACGATATTTAAGGACAAGTTAAAGATAGTATACAAAAAGGTCAGAGATAGCGTATATATAAGCGGAGAATGTGAAGGTGATACAATATATATTTCAAAGGAGATAAGCGTTCCTGTGCAAAATAAACGGCCTTCGTTCTGGGAACTTGCCAAAGAATACAGATTTCCTCTGCTGATTATCTTCATTTTGGGCCTGTTATTAGGCTTTTACCTAACAAAAAAATAAAATTATTGTAGCTGATTATCAAGCAGTTACATATTTCTTGCCTTGTCTTACAATAGGTCTATTGTTTTTTGAATAACTAAATATATCTTTGCTTCATCAAAACAAAACAAAGATTATGAAAAACATTGCTCCTCAAACTTTAAGAAGAAAAGTAACTGCTGAAGAACAGAAAAATCACGAAATCTATATCTTGAAAGGCAAGATTAGCAATTGTATAGAACAGATAGAATTCTATACTGAAATTCTGAACAATCCAAAAGCAAACGCAGAAACTCAACGAAGAATGCTATTCTCTATCGAAGGCGAGGAATTGGAATTGCATAAAATTAACGAGCAATTGAAGAAATTAATTTAACAACCAAAGGGGCGCAGCATCCTACACTGCACAAAACAATATGAGAACACTTAAAAAACTAATCAGCTACTCCTTCAGCGCAGTCCTATGGTGGGCAGCAATCTATGTAGCAAGTAACTTGGAAACAATTATAACCATTATAACAAAATGAAATACGAAGTTTCAAAAAAGACCATTGATAATATTGGTAGGAATGAATGGCATGTTATTAAAATAACAAGAACAAAAAATATTGCCATAACTTATGCAATAGCCCAATCAAAAAAGTTCTTAGAAACAGATTGTAGGGGTTTTGATGAAGATGGCGATATATGTTTCCACGCATTCTATAAAAACGGAAAACAAACTATACAAACATTATGAGCAATAGAAAAAACCAAACCTTTCATCTGGATAAGAGAATGCCAGATGCCCTGCAAAGATTGCAGCTTAAATTAAACAGTCAGCGACTTGCGTCCGAAGGTGTAATAACCTTGAGCGACCTTGTTGAAATGGCTATCCTTGAAAAGCTAAAATCGGAAGGAATAAAGCTATGAAACAAATCAGCGAATTTATGGCGAAACTTGATGCTATGGATAGCGTCATGTTGTTAGCCTTAGTTATTGGATATGTGTTTATATGCATATCTGCAATCAAAGGTTTGTTTGATATAGATGACAAAGATGAATTTAATAAAGGGAGGGGTGCATTATGAAAGTATATTCCTTCGCACACTACGGACAGACTCCGATTGATATTGGGGCAAACACCTTAGTCGAGGCAAAACAAATACTTGCTGATGAGTATGCCTATGCTGCCGACTTCCAACTTCAAGCTATTGATGGCAAGCCACTCAATAAGAACATTGAGCAAACGCAGGAACTTTACAACATAGTTGGATTCCTTGCAGCGACTGCCAAATACGATAAGGAACTACCGACTTGGTATCGCATTAAGGCACTTGAAAAACTTATTGCGGTGTTTGACAATACCAATATGATGCACTGGGTGGAGGATTGGGAAACTGAACTTTTAAAACTCAAAAAAATATGATAGATATAATTGACACACACACCGACAAGGCCTTAATCGAAGTAGAATATTGCGTTAACGGAGGCGATTTACAGACCTGCATGATTCCTGTATGGAGGGTTGAAGATTACTACTACACCAACCCGATTAACTGGATTGAGGACAGATTCGAGCCAAGCGGATTGCATATCCAATATTCTGGCAGCATCCCATTCGATGAGTTAGATATGCGCCAATATGAGGATATTATCAGGCAATACATGGAAGATGGTGGTGAGATAACGGAAATGTAAATAATATTATTATATTTGCAATATGAAAGACTACGAAACATGGCCTGCCTTGTGCATCCATATCGGACCACCCAGAATAACCATAAAACACAAACCTCGCACATCAACTCATTGTGTAGTAATAACACAAGACGGATTTGATGAAGTGATTATGCGAGATAATTTCAAAGCAGCAGAAACAATTTACCTTAAACTGATAAACAATGGAACTTACAACAACCAAACAGGAAGCACTCATCGAGATTGAGAAGCTAACCACAAAACTAAATGCAGAGCCTAAAGCGGAATGGCTGCAAAAAACTCCCGATGGCAAAGCAAATTACATCCCTATTGGGATAATTGAAAACCAACTAAGGCAAGATTTTGCAGGGTTAGTTCAGTATGAAATACTATCTGAACGCAGGGAATTGAACGAGTATATCGTATCCGCTCGCATCAAAGTATTTAACCCAGTCATCATGCAATGGATGAACTATGATGGGTTGGGTGCGGTGCAAATCATGCAAGACTCTGGTGCAAACCTTGCTAATTTCAACGAAACAAAGAAAAAGAATGCTTTGCAAATGAACGCACCGAAAGCCTATGCTGAAGCTATTAAGAACGCTGCAAAGAAAATAGGCATTAAGTATGGCGCAAACCTTAATCGTAAATTTGAGGAGGCATACGAGCCAGAATATACCACGCAAGAAACCATCAACGAGGTGAGCAGTCAGATAGGATTGTGCAAGAATGTGGACGAACTTAAAATACTTTGGGAAAGTTACCCAGAGATGCACACGAATAACAGATTTAAAGTTGAGTTTGGCATTGCTAAGAAAAGATTGGAGGGCAAGAAATGAAAATGCAAATCTACGAAACCAAAGAAGATTGGTTGAAATTTAGGGCAGGTATGTTTACTGCCTCTGAAATCCACAGACTGCTAACCGACCCAACAAAGAAAGAGCAAGAAATGGGTGAGCAGTTGAGCAAAGGTGCAAAGACTTATATACTTGAACGCATTGCCTCACAATTAGCATTGCCAGAGCCTGACTATTACTCGGCTGCTATGCAACACGGAAACGAAACAGAACCACAGGCAGTAATGGCATTTGCTAACTTGTATGGGTGGGATATAAATGACCCTGATTTCATATATACATCCACAGGTGGACACATGATATTCAGCAATGATGAGGAAACTTTCTGTGGAACTCCTGATATTGTGTTGCCAGATGCTATTGCAGAGATTAAATGCCCTGCACCGCATACGCATTTGAAATATATGATGTTGAAGACCCAGTCCGATATTGCAGACCAGATGCCTGACTACTATGCACAGATGCAACTTAATATGGTGTTGAGCCAAAGAGATATGTGTTACTTTGTTAGCTTCGATGACCGCTTCTACAATGAGGCCCACCAAATTAAGATAATCGAGGTAAACAAAGATGACCGCTATATTTTAACCATGCTGCATAAGATTAACATTGCAAACCAATTTAAAACAACCCTGATTAATAATTTATGATAAACTATCAAACCGAACCAATGGTGAAGCACAGTAACCAAGTTCACACAACAACCGATTATTTCCTATTTAGGCCTATTGATGGTAACAGAAACAAAAACCTGCTACACATTAATCGACTAAAGAAATCAATGTCTGAAAACTATTTATTTACGGTTATAATCGTGAATGAAAAGTATGAGATAATTGATGGGCAACACAGATTTGAGGTCATACAGGAACTAAAACTGCCTTTGAATTACATTATTTGCAAAGGTTATGGATTGAATGAGGTGCATATATTAAATCAAAATTCTAAAACTTGGAATTCAGATGACTATTTAGATGGGTATTGTAGACTTGGTTATTCTGATTATTTAAGATATGCAGAATTTAAAAAGAAATATGGCTTTGGTCATATAGAATGTATGACTATTTTATCTGGACATATGAGAAATGGCGATAAAACAAAAGAGTTTCATAATGGACAATTTAAAATAGTTAACTACCTAAAAGCATGTGATATTGCAGATAAAATAAATATTGTAGGTCAATATTATGTAGGATATAAAAGGAGAAGTTTTATATTCGCTATGCTTCAAATGTTTAAGAATCCTAATTTTGAACTTACAGAATTTCTGCAAAAACTAAAACTTCAACCTACTGCTTTAGTGGATTGTACTTCAACAGAACAATATGTTTCTTTAATCGAAGAAATATACAACTATCGCAGACGTGAAAAAATCAATTTAAGATACTCATAAACCCCTAAAAAAAATGAAACACAGAATCAGTATTTGCCTGACCGATGTACAGGAACTAATCACACAGAAGCATCCATCCGTTACAACTGCAAAGAATGGAAAGGTTTACATCAACCTTGACCTATGGATAAATGACAAGGCAGACCAGTATGGCAATGACATTGCGGTTAAAGTTTACAATAAGGACACCAAAGAAAGTAAGTTTGTAGGCAATGGCAAGCAGTATAAACCAGATGCAACCCAAACCAAAGCACCATTCTAATATGAATTATTTATATCAAGTCATGGCTCAATCTGATATGATTATTAATGCCAATGATGAAGTTAAGCGTAACCATATTGTGAGTGCAGTTGCTAACCATTACGGAGTTACTGTTGCAGATATGAAATCGCCATCTCGGAAACGTGAGTTTGTTATGGCAAGACAAATGGCAATGTATTTAATTAGAGTATGCACAGGCTATTCTTTATTGAAAATAGGGCAGTTTTTTGGTGATAGAAATCATGCAACTATATTGCATGGGATTGAGTGTATAACTAATCTTCCACCACATGACAACCAATACAAAGACATCTCCTTTTTTTTAAACAAATTTAACCTTTACAAAAAATGAAAACCGCAAAAAAATCAAAACCCAGTTTCACATCAGATGTGTTGAAACACTTACAAAGACACGGAAGTATCACCAACTTGCAGGCCATTGAACGCTATGGCAGTTGGAAATGTTCAGCGAGAATTTCTGACCTCCGCAGGGCAGGCTATGAGATAGCCACTAAGTTGGTCAAAGTTAAAACACGCTACGGCAAAGAAGTTGAGGTAGCAAAGTACATTTTGAAAAGAAAGTAAAACCAATGCCTGCTGGGTTTCGGCTCGGCAGGCTTTAAAAAAAAACTGAAATGAAACAACTAAAAGAAACTTTATATCCCATTGTAATATTGGTGTTAAGTGTTATACTTGCATATCAATATGGAATGAATCAGGCACAAAGTAGCCTCATTAGGCAACTTGATTGCGACAGGCACTATCAAGATTCAATAATTATAAACTTACTCAACAATGGAAAATGAACTTAAAACGGCATGGAGTGAATATATTGCTATGCGGGTTAAAATGAAAAAACCACTAACACCTTATGCCGAGCAACTGGCAAAGAAAAAGCTAATCCAATTAAGTGCAGGTGATATGGAACACGCTATTGAAATTCTTGACCAATCTACTTTCAATTGTTGGTTGGGTTTGTTTCCGATAAAAGACCGCACAAAGTCAATCAATTCTGCAACTGCTCAATTAATGAAGGAATATTTAAAATGAACACCGAAATAGTCCGCACTAACCCAGTCAGGCATATAGCCATTACAGATATTAAACCGCAACTGCTTCTGCTTGTTTCATGGGCCTATAAGTTTATGAACTTTAAGACCACAAAGGAGGATTTAGATTTTGTCGTTAGCAACCTTGCGCATTGCGTAAAAACTGATTTCGCAAACATGACCTTAAAAGAAGTATCGGAGGCATTCCAGAACGGAGTGAAGTTAAAATATGGCGATTTTGTTGGTGGCTTATCTACCTCAAACTTTGTATTTTTCCTCACAAAATACAATGAGCATAAACAAACTATTGCAAAGCAAGCTAAGGTATATGTGCCTAAACCCACAATCGAGCCTACAAACGAAGAAAAACAGGCAATAATTGAGAAATCCATTGCAGCCTGCTATGATAACTATAAAAGGACTGGAAATATTGTGGACTTTGGCAATGTGGTTTGTAAAGAATTAATCAAGCAAGGCAAGATTGCATTTAATCCTGCAAGGTTTAACCAGATATGCGAGTATGTGCAGGTAAGGTTGGATGCTGAATTAAACACTCGGTTAAATAAAACCTCTTTAATATCCGAAGTCCGAAGCATAAAGTCTGAAATTAAAGATTTAAATATGGGCAATAAACAAAAGGATGTAGAGGCAGAGGCTTATAATGAGTTGTTGAAACAACACTATGCAACGGCACGTCCGTAACTACCTTGCCTCAATAGGTGCAGATGAATCAACACGCATCAGGTGTGAGGTATGTAATTCCATTGCCGTAGACATTCACCATATTATTCCACGTTCCAAGTTTGGCAGCAAACGAAAAGATGAACAGGATGCGCCAGAAAACCTTATTGCATTGTGTAGAACATGCCACGAAAATGCTCATAAAAACTTATTAACAAAGTATGAGTTGTTTGCCATCAGTAGAAAAAAATATTAACTTTGTTATCGGTGAACAACCGAGAGCATATAATCCACAGAATCACAACCGATAAAAATTTCAAAGAAATCTGTAAGCGGATAAACAATAACTATGCTGATGACATATTCCAAGAGGTTTGCGTTGAAGTCTTGGAAATGCCAGAGCATAGGTTGCCAGATTTAAAGTTTTTGAACTTTTGGTTTTACAGAGTAGCATTTAACATCTTCAGCAAGCGAGGTAAATTAGGCAGTATTATTCACAAACCACAGATTGACATTAAAGCATTTCAAACATCAGAGCAAGAAAAAGAAAACCTCATCCGTGAGGCAGAAAAATTTATGCTCAACCTATCCGAGTTTGAAAATAGGGTTGTGTTGCTTTACAACCAGTTAGGTGATATGAAGAAAGTACAAAGAGCCACAGGCATAAGTTATTCAGCACTCCGAATGGTTAAAGAAAAAATTAAACAACTCCAATGAAAGTATTAATCATAACCCAGTATCCAAAATTAAGCGGTGTGGATTATCACAGGTTGTGGATTCCGCATGGAAATATGGGAAAGAATCATGCAGTTGAGATAAGTCAGGTAAACGAAATCGACACGGCAGAGATTGACTTCCTGCAAGAGCATGATTTGGTGGTCGCAAACCGATTTATAAGTAAGACAGGCAATCAAGAAGGCGTTATCCAAAAACTAAAACAAGCAGGTGTTCCGTATATACTTGACTTAGATGATGACTACCGCATACCCGAATGGCATGTTTTAAGGCAAGCAGCAAAGAAAATGAATCATTCTGGGCAAATAGCTGCTGCTGCCAAAGGTGCGTTAGCAGTAACCACTACACATTCATTGCTTGCAGATGCTATCAAAAAAGAACTTGGACAAAAGAATGTTTACATTGTGCCAAATGGAATAGATACAAACGAAGAACAATTCAAGATACATGACAGGCAACAAGATGTGACCACTTTCGGTTGGTCAGGTTCAGTAACTCACTTTGAGGATGTATTGGAAATGTTTGAATCATTGCTTGGTATGTATAAGAACCATGACAATTTCAAAATAGTATATGGAGGTTTTGAATCTCAAGATATGACAAGTCAGGCAATGGCAGGAATACTAACCGCAAAAGGTATAGCGAAGCCAGAGCAGTTTAGTTACTATGCAGCCTGCGATGTTAGTCAATATTCTTTATTCTATGAGGCTATTGATGTTGCATTGATACCATTGAGAAACAATCGATTCAATAATATGAAATCAAACCTTAAGATGTTGGAGGCAGGGTTTAAAAAGAAGGCAGCCATTGTTTCAAATGTGTGGCCTTATAGCGAGATAATAGCTGATAATTGTTTGAAGGTAAACCACAAGAACGATTGGTATAAGCAAATGACTAAGTTGCTAAAAAACCCCAACATGATTGCAGACCTTGCCGAAAAGTTATATGAGTCAGTGCAACCTTTTGAGATTAAACACATAGCAGAAACCCGATTTAATATTTATAAACAATGTTTGAATTAACACTTATGATTGGCATATCACTACTAGTTGTGGTGTTTATGTCGCTAACATCCATCCCCGATTGGTTGGATTTTAAACCATTTAATTGTGCCACTTGCTTATCATTCTGGGCATCAGTTATTGCAATGGCCTGTTTAATTTATTTGCCCGAACTAAAAGACCTTATCACCATATTTAGTTATGGTGGGTATGCGGTTTATTTGGGTATGGTAGCAAAACGATTCCTATTTAAATTATGAGAACCTACAAAGACATATATGCAGACCTATGTGCCGATACAGGGCATAGGCATACGCTTAAAGAGTTATTACAGATATTTGAATCTAACTCCGAATGGATTGGCAAGACAGAGCAGCTATTGAGATTAAGGGAGTTAATACTTGAAATAACAGGCATACGGCCCGGCACTTGTCCGGGTTGCAACTTGGAAACCCTTAAGAATATGTTGCGATTCCTAAATAAATATGAATCTGAAAACCCTATAAACCCAACAAACAATGTCACTTCTGGCAATGGCCGTGTTCGATACAATCGAAAACCAAAGAACTAAATATACAAAGGTTACTCTTGAATGCTTAGAGAATACCGTTACAGACCACAGGATTATAATTGTGGACAATGCTTCATGCGAGGAAACCAAAGAATTGTTAAAGGCTTGCCCATTTGAGGTTATAACCAACACCGAGAATGTAGGCACGGCAAAGGCAATCAATCAGGCATGGGCAAAGAGAGAGCAAAAACAACATCTTATCAAGATGGACAATGATGTTGACATTAACTATATAAACTGGGTTGATGAGATGGAGGAGGCTATTGAACGTGACCCATTAATCGGCATACTTGGATTAAAGCGCAAGGACCTGATGGAAAACCCATTCCGCAATGATATGTATAGGTCAGAACTGCGAATGCTGCCTCACTATAAGGGTCAAAGATGGATAATTGTTGAGGATGTGGCTCACGTTATAGGTACTTGCCAAATGTATAATTACCGACTAATTGATAAGATTGGAGGCATGATGCAACCAGGAATATATGGATTCGATGACACACTTGCTGCGGTTAGATGCAAAGTATCGGGATTCCGCAATAGTTTCCTGCCACATATTGAGATTGACCATATCGACACAGGCGAAAACCCATATCAAAAAGAAAAGGAAAGGTTAGCAGGAAATGATATGGCAGAGTTTAATCGATTAAAGGATGATATATTAATGGGCAGGCTTAACCCTTATGTGGCAATATGAAACTCATAACAGTATGCGATGACTATAATAGGGCAAAGATGTTAGAAGAATCTGCCAATAAGTTTGGGTGGGAATATACACCTATAAGAACATCATGGCGAGGATTCGGAACTAAACTTGTAAAGCTATATGAATATCTAACAACCACAGATATACATGACTTTGTATTTGCTGATGCTTACGATGTTGTGGTTAAAGGAACACCAGACCAATTAATGGAAATAGTTAATGGCAAATCTGCCTTAATATCTTCA